TGATGCGCATGCTTACCATGTGCTTCAACATGCTTCATGTGATGAGCATGCTTCTTGGCGCGACCACCGTGCTTACGGGCAGCGTGCTTCTCATCAGCTTCGTGAACGGTTGGCGAATTTGCGCCAGCGTAAACGTCGCGTGGTTCGTCGTCATGAGGCACTTCGCCTTCCGACACCGCGCCACCCTTTGCATGGTGACCGCGATGCTTCATCGAATGCATCGAATGCTTCTTCACCGTGTGGTGAATGTGATGGCCATGATGGCCATCATGCTCATGGTGTTCACCATGCATACTGTGATGTTTAGCCATAATTTACCTCTTATGCCTGTGTGACGCCGTACAGGCCAGCGATTGACCCGACATTGTATGGTTGAACCGTTTGGCGAACGACGAAACGGGTAGTGGCAAGTGTTGGCGTGAACGTGTACGTGCCACGAACGTCGCCTGTCGTGCTGGTTGCATAGGTCGTAACCGCCGCAACATAACCAGAGTTAGCCGTGACAACCGCAGGGTTGACAGAGGCCGATTGGTTAATCAGCAAATCACCAAAGTTGTCAGAACGGAGAGGAAAACCAAAGATATTGGTCGTGCCAACGCTGTAAGTAACCGTATCGGCTACCGAAGGGATGACAGACGTAATATATTTGAATGCTTTCTTACCGTTGACAGCGGTGTTCTGCGTCGAACTCGTCGTCAGCGAGATCACTTCCGACATTGGGTAGCCATAAATGTCAAACCCAGAGACGGTGAAGGTGATGCTTGCAGTTGGAGTTGCAGACACAGGGGTAACACTTACAGCCCGTGCGCTAAGAGCCTGTGGGTTCCACAACGAAATTGTCTGAGCAGAGCCGAAGCCAATCTGCGAACCAGTGATTGCGTCGTTTGTAGCCGAACCCAGAGCAGCAGTGATAGTAAGCTGAGAACCGCTTGTACCAGCCGCAACAGGAGCGCCGCTAACCGTGTAGGAACCCGTAAAGCCAGCCGCCGAATTGCCGTTTGATACGTTAACCGTCGGGCCATAACCCGTGATCATCGTACCAGCAGCAATACCAGTGCCAGAAATCGTCATTCCGATGGTGAGCGGAAGGTTGCCGTTCGTGGAAACAATCAGAATGTTGCCAGCAGTACCGCTGGTTCCGTTCGAAATGTAACCCGTAACCGAAGTGTAAGCGTCAAGAGCCAAAAGGCCAGTGACCTGAACACCAGTGTCAGCGCGGATAATCGACTGTGCAACCGCTACTGCCGTGGAGGCAGAAGAAGAAGAAACAAGCGTCATGCCCGCAGTGAGCATACCAGAGGTAATGGCCTGTGCCGCTGCAATAGCAACGCCAGAAGCCGCAGGAGGAGTCGTATTCAACGTCAAAACGTTGTCTACGCCAAGCCAACCAAGCGTGTTAGCCCCAAAATTCTGGCCCGGTACGTAGGTATAAATCGAACGTGGGTCTAAAAGACCCATGCCCGAATAAAACAACGACGGACCAGCCTCAGGATTATAGTCAGCGAATGGAGCCTGTCCAAAGCTAACATACGGACCGGAGTTTGCTGTAATAGACATAAGCTACTCCTTACGAGGTTGGGAATGAACCGTAGATCGAACGCCAGTTGTAGTAGCCAACCGAATACCGCTCATAGCCCTTGACAAGAAGGTTATCAGTCGTGAAGTCGACTTGCATGTCCATTTCGAATGGAACGCGCTCCATATAGACAAGGCCCTTGATGTTAGTCAGGAAGAACCAAGCATAGTTGGAGGTCAAGAAGTCCATGACCATGTAACCTTCGGGCAAACCGCCGCCGGTAAACAGTATAGCATTAGTATCGTTATCTGCCGTACCCGGACGAAGCTGCGTCTTCGTAAGACGAACAGCAACTGGCTCCAAGGAAGGAGGAACGATCAACTTACGACCACGGGCGAAAATCTTGTTGCCAGCGATATCGCGGAAGTTCTGGCGAATGGCGACCATTGCGTTGAGCAGGGTCGATTCGTTCAGATCAACCTGAACCGTAGGCGTGTTCGCAATTGTGCTGCCGTCGATAGGGTGAGCAGTGGAGCAGAGTGCCACACCGTCGCCGCCGATAGCTGCATTGTACGTCGTCGCCGTGTTCAGAACGTTGGCAGCGTAGATTTCCTTAGTCTGATGGAACGATTCCGTCAGGCCGAGGTTCGTAGGCTTGAACTGAGCCTTGTAAAGGTTGTCGTCGATTGCCTTACGGGTAATCGCGTAACCGAGGGCAATTTCGTTATGTTCCTGATTGTAAACATAACGTTCGCCAGCGGCGTTATCGAACTGAGTATTGCCGCCTTCGGTCTTCAACTGTGCAAGACCGAGGTAGCGCATTTCAACGGTACGTTCCAGAGCCATGTTCGACTTGGTGATTTCAAACACCTTGTCGTACTGGCTTGGGATCATGTTATATTTGCCTTCCACGCCCCGCAAACCGGGGAGGAGAAGGTCACGAATCTGACTAAGATTGACAGCCATTTGAGCCTACTCCTTATGAACCGGCAGTGATACGGAAAGACTGGTTATTGAAGCCAACGATGATGCTGTTGTAAGGCGTCGTTGTATCAGTACCGTTCGCACCGGGTGGGAACGTAACCAGAGAAAGAATGCGGAATGCATACGTGGTCGAAGTGCTGATGTTCGCTTGGTTAGCATAAGCCGTAGACTGACCCGACAAAAGCTGGGTGTTGGTTGGCGAAGCTGGCGAATTACCGGCGTAGTCAATGTTCGAATTGACCTGAGCCTGAGTAACAGCAGCAGGACCCGACGACTGAACCTTGAAGGTAGCCTGTGGGTCGATAATGACGTAAGCGGTGATGACAGTTCCCGATGGAACGGTCTGGCTGGCTGGCCAATAAGGGGACCAAGTCACCTTGTTAACCGAAGCGTTGTAGAACTCGCAGCCTACGAAAACGCCGAAAACTGCGGCAGTACCAGCAGCACCAGCAATTACATAGCCGCCAGAAATCTGTACGGGGTCGCCAGAGAAAATGTTGGAAGAATAACCGCTAGCAATTTGATACGACGACTGGCCCAAAGAACCAGTACGCCCGTCCAGAAAGCCAGCAAGCTGGAAACCATTGGGCGCTGAGATATTCGCCATAGGTTGCTCCTTTTCGGTAGGCTACATGCAAGACAGCGCGTCTTTTTGTAACCAACGAGGGGAAGCCCACTACGGCGCGTAGCGGAGTTATCTGATATTCATAGCATCACAATTGATGCCTTGCAATAGGTAATAAAAAAGGCCCCCAAAGGGGCCTTTCTATTAGGAACGAGGAATACTCATTGGTTCGTATGACTTGTTTACGCCAGTCCTGCGGTGATCACGTTCAAAAGTACCTGACGGAGTCATGCCCAATGCACGTTCCTTTGACGCGACTACTTCACGGGCCGTTGCAAGTTCACGATCCATTGCAATACGGGTAATTTCCGATGGGCGTTCCATCAAAATCATGCCCTTACGGCGTACTGGACCTACATAACCAATCGCCATCATCTCAGGATGCCGCCTTGCATCAACTGGTTCCCAGCCAACGCCACGCATTTCGATCATATGCTCCTGATCCGTCATGCCAGCAATGCTTTCACGCTTCCAATTGTAGTCCCATCCTTCCGGAATCTTGCGTGGGTCAATGTAAAACTCATCATGCATGGATGCATCGAAGTTATCATTGCGCATTTGGTTGCGAAGTTCTTCCGCACGGATGGCAGCTTCCCGCAAACCACGGGAAACAAGAGGTGCTTCGACTTCGGTGTCGGCTGAATTGCGTAAATCGTTCATTGTTTCTTCCACCATTTCAATAATTGGAGATTTTGCGGGGCGTCCGGGTCCACGTTTAGGTTGATCTGTCATGGTTTACCCCATCGCACCCTTGTTCATCTGATAAAGTTTACCTTCCAAGTACTCTTCATCCGTCATATCCATTGCCATAGCGTGATCACGCTCTGCTGGCGTCAATGTCATGGTTACGGTCTGGCCTGAACGGAAGGTTTGAGCAGCATTTGACCGTGAAACAGGTGCAGCCGCCATAGCTTGACGCTGACGAACCTGAGAAATAGGTGCTTGTTGCGGTTCACCATCGTAAACACGGGTTTCAATGTGCGCAAAGTACTCTGGACTGTCAGGTTGAATCTTCCTAGCAATCGCTTCGTAGTGTGCAGCAGTCATAAGAGCCGTTTTATCAGGGTCCGCCAGCACATCACGGTGTGAACGAAGCCATGCTTGCGACGTTGGACTCTTAACAGCCGCAATTTGAGCCTCAATAGGGTCAGAAGGCTGTTGTTCAAAGCGTGGCTGAGGCTGACGGCGCTGTTGTTCAAGCATTTGCCGTTCATAATTCAATTTTTCTTCGACTGCTTCCTTGCCTTGGGCCAATTGCATAAGGCGGGATTCGACCTGAGACATCTGGCGTTGCAGTTTTGCGGCTTTGCTGTAATCACCATCCGCCAAAGTTGCAGCATAATCACGCTCCAACATTTCCGCATCACGTTCAAAGCTGGCAATTGCGTTAACAAATGCCGTTAATTGGTTATCCTGAGCCTGAACTTGGTAAGTTTTTACTTCCTGCTTGGCTTCATGAGCAAACTTTTCAGCTTGCGCCCGTGCAAGGCGGGCTTCATCAGCTTCACGACGTTTTTCATCCAACTGGCGGCGAAGAAGTTCAACACCTTCGTCCGGTTGTTTAACTGGTTCTGCTGCTGGTTCCGTTTTTGCAACAGGATCAGCACCTAAATCGTAGTCATCCTTGACCGGAAGCGGCACAGGAGACTTAACGGTGACTTCAATTGCTTCTAAATCTGACATTTATGCCCCCTTAGTACGCTGTGTCTGGCTCTGGGATAGCCAATTTGACGTTAACATCCTGAATAATCTGGCAAAGAACGCCATTAATATTCAGTTTCCAGCCGTCTGAGGAGCGAAGAACAATCCACTGGCCTACTTCAACATCCTGACCAGCAAACGCAGTGCGGTCGTCATCCACAAAAGCAAGAGGACCTTTTTTCAAAACAAGAACTACTTTGCCCTGATAATCATCTTCTTTACGGGTATTGTCAGAAAGGAAAATGCCTGATTTAGTGCGCTCTGGACGCTTATAAACAGCGCAGAGAATGTTGTTATTGTAAACCTGCACCTTGGAAATGTCACCAATCGCAACTTTTAACTCCTCTGCCGGGTCACCGACATGGAGCATTTTCATATTAGCAGTTTTCATTTTATCTCGCTTTTTGGTTAATGCCGACGATGTCGTCCATCGTCTCTTTCGCCCAGATAAGTGCGTCGGATAATCCTTTTAGATACCCGACACGGTTTTTGTATTCCTCGTAGTTTTGTGCAGAACCTGCCAGAATGCTCTCTGAAAGGTTCTGCTTTTCCTCTTCAATACGCTCCTGCAATTTGCGGTACAGAAGCAAGTCAAGTGACGCCATGTTACTCCTTACGGTGTCCCATTTGCTTTGGGCCACTTACGTTTTTCCAGACGACCTAGTCCGGAGCCAGACCCATATTCAGTTTCCTGATATTTGGGCATTCCTACGCGACCGCCCTTTTTGAACGGTCCACCGCCGCCGCCCGGAGGCATTGGAGGCATTCCTTGTGGTGGCATACCCTGAGGAGGCATACCGCCCATTGGAGGCATTCCCTGTGGAGGCATTGGATGCATCATTGGCGGGACAGGAGGCTGACCCATTCCAACACCAGCGCCCAAAGGTTGCTGCCCTTGTCCTGATTGCGGCGAAATAATGATGTTAACATTGGTTTTGCCAGCCTTAGTACGTCCACCAGTAGCGCGTTGCACACGGCCACCTTTATTAAACATGCCATTTGGCGTTTGTGCCAATGGAGCTTGTGTCATTGGGTTGCTCTGATAAATTGGAGCAGGACCCATTTGAGCAGGAGCCTGAGGCATATTACCCATTGCACCGGGATTCATACGCATATGAGTCGGGTCCCAAGTCTGTTTTTGACCGAAACCTTGACCAACAGCGCCCGGATTCATGTGCATGTGGGTTGGGTTCAAAGCCTGACCCTGCGCACCCATATTCATCATTGGGTTCTGCGAAGTGATTGGGCCACCGCCGTATTTATGCGAACGATGTTTTAACGCAGAAGGTTTAACTTCTTTGCGAATTAATGCGCGATCTTCTGCTTCATCTTCATGGTGATGATGAGCGCGACCGCCTTTTTTCATTGGGGCTAATGCACCAATTGGAGCCTTAATATCGCGTGGAACGCCAAAACCCTTAGGAATAGCCGTAGACATTCCTTCTTTTTTCTTACGCGAAACCAATGCGCCAACAATTTTTTTGCGCTGAGATGGGGTTGCACCAATCATGCCACCACGAGCGTTTGTTGACCGCGCCGTTCCTAAATCTGGAGTATCATTAGGATGCTCTTGATTATACAAATAAGCCTGTTGGGCTTTTGTTAATTTGTATGGATATGGATTATAATTATCATCATCCTGCCGTGGTGGAACAGGAATTGGGCCGCCAGTAGTTTTATGCGAACGAGGCTTTTTACCAAGGTGATGCTTGGCTTTGTTGCCTTCAACGTGGGCAACTTTGCCGCCACGTTTAAACTTTGATTTCGTAATCGGCATTTTTCCAGCGTTGCCGCTGTCCAAACCCGGTTCGCCATCCCAAGAATGGAACCCATCAAAGGTAGGAGTTTTGTGTTCTTTGTGCAAACCCATCCGCTTCATTTTAGCGGAAGAGGCCGACTTGGCTTCGCTCTTGTAATGCGTCATCTGCTTGCTCCGTGCTGCGTCCAGCATCAATTAGGAATTGTCTCTCAATTCCTTAACCTCAGGTTTTACTATTTGTTCAGCCTGAGAGGCGCTCTCTGGGTGAACTGCAATTTCACGGGCAAGCTGTAACATAGCTATCCGTTCTTTGCTTTCTCTGTCTTTAGTACGGTTCTGAGCATCAGCCGCCGAGTCTACTTCCTTAACTTTAACTTCTGCCATTTTTGCTTGCGCGTCAATCATTTTTGCTTGAGCCATAATCATTTCTGGGTCATGCAAACCTGATGGAGCCTGTTCACCTCTGGCAATACGTTCCTTACTGGCGCGATCTTCATTGTTGTGATGAATATCAGCCAGAGCCTCAACCTTTTTAATTTGGACTTCTTGCTGACGACTTTGCGCATCCATCATCTTGGCTTGCGCAACAATCATCATTGGATCAGGAGGAGCGGCTTGAGGCGGCATTGGAGGATTAAACAAATCCGTCGCATCTTCAATGCCAAGCATCGTAAGAATACGCTCATCCACTTTCCGTGGATCATACAATTCAGGATTGGCTTGCTGCAATTGCTTAATTGCCATAGCCTTTTGAATGCGAACCGATTGAGATGGTGTGTTTGGGTCCGCCATTGGAACAAGGTTGATGTTATCCAAAGCATCAGTCAGCGTTTCAGGCGTCCATTGATACGATGGATATTTGTTATTTTCCCAGAATGCTTCAGGGCATTCACGGAACAAATCTTTCAGCAAATTAAACTCACGGGCTTGGGCCGCATGCATGCGCTTATGAACCGCAGAGATGACCTTCTGGGCCTGCTCAATCAACGCAATGGTTGTACCTACCGGAGCTTCAGCATTGCCCTCACCGACGTTTGTTTCCGTTGTGGAGGCCAAACGCTGACCGCTGGCTTCCATTAATTGGATAAGGCTCAGGAACTGACCGTCCACGCTACGATAAGGCAATGGCATAACGGCAGACTGAATTGGACCGCCAGCCGTATCAATTGGCATGCCGCCGCCGGGAGGAATGCGAAACTCGTTGGTATTTTGCCGACCAGCCTGTTTTGCGTATAAAAATCCGGGGAAGTTTGCAAACATCCCGTTATCAATGCACATACGCCAGCCAGCCGTAAGCGCCATTGTGGTGTTACCCACAAGGTGAAGCAGCCCCAAACCGTAAAAACCAAAGCCGGGTACAAATATAAAATCAACAAAGACTTGGCGACGGAGGCATTGTTCATCATCTTCTTTCCACCAACGGCGTATTTCCAAAATTTCCGTTGAGGTCTTATCAATCGTTACGCGGTATGGAAGTTGAAGCCCTGTTGGCCCTTCACTGTCTTCATGTTCAAATCCCGGAATGTCCAATTCACAATAACATTCGTAGATTTCACGTAGTTGGTTATCTGTACTCGCAAGGTTATTAGGTATTACGCCTTGCATTTGTTGGATTTTTTCTTCCACCACGTTCATTTTGGGTGGTTGGGCGCTGGAAAGAGGCACATCACGGTACATTCCTACCAGTTGCAGCCTTTTTAGGGTGCTTGGCGGCATTTTGATAACGTGAGTAATGCGTTGCGCAGTCGCAGCGGTTGTCTCAGCATTGGAAATAATGATCTCTGGAATGCTGACAAACTCCGATACCGGACGACGACGGATTGGGCAGTAGTAAACCTTTTTAAAGGTAGTGCCGCCAAAACCCAACGCAAAGAACATGCGTTCCGTATCCGGATAATACTCGGATGCGGTTACCGTGAGATAATGGTTAAAGTCCCGCTCAAATGCCGCAGCCTGTGCGTCAATGTTGGCGCTGCTCAATCCGTCATTACGAACCTTAACGGGGCCGCCAGAAGGCAGCAATTCGCCACGCGCATTGGCTTGGAACCGCACAATTGATTCCAAAAGCAACGGATGACGGACAGTTGCTTGCCCTTCCACCGCCGTAGAACCATCAGAAGCGTTGGAACGCGGCTGTTCAATCTTGGTCCCCAGCAAATCAAGGCCAGCTTTATACTGTTCCAGCAATTCAGCGCGGGATTCGTTATCCTGTTCAATCAAACGGATAAGATCAGACGAGATCATCCCAAGCGTTGACGGGTTAATCCGTTTCGCAAGGTTTTCATGAAAATCATCGTCGCCATTATCCGTTTGCTCTGGCGCACCAAAACTAATGGTTACGGAACCATCAGGAAGTTCCACCTTAACATATGAAGATTTTGGATTTACTTCCGTTTTAAGATTGCCTTCAGCCGACATATCCATGTCGATTGCGCCAAAATCGTCCGGAGTACTACCCAAAACGGGGGTCTGCCGTATGTTCATAGGGGCTAATGGCATGGGCTACACCGGGTAAAGTTGCGAAATCTTTGATGACTTATATAGCATAGATTCAGTTTTTTCAGCTACTATTTCTACAGGTTTACGCGCAAAACCAATAACACGCAAATGTGACAATGCTTGGGTCATACTATCAACCAAGTCGTCATGTGCGCCGCGTGGAAACGATTCTGCTTGGTCAATGACCTTTTCAGCCCATTCATAGTCTGGAGCGTAAATCATCCCCTCCGCAAACAAATGCTGAATAGCATAAGTACGGGCTACTTTATCGCCTCTGCCGGGGTCTACAAGCTGAATGCCCCAGTTTTCACGGGCAAAATGGTTCCTGAGTTCCTGCGCAACAGACAAACCAGCCGCTTTGGACTCAATTAAAAGTTTGTCCAGCTTAAATTCATTGGATAATTTAAGCACTTTTTTAACCAGTTCCGGAAATTCAAGACGATCTTGCCACGCATAAATAAGCATAATGCGTTGGTTATCGTCTCTGTCGTGCCAGATTCCCCATATTGTTAAAGCGGAGTAATCGTTTTCCTGTTTGGTCGTATAGGCTGTATCCAATGAACCAATGACGTATTCAAAGGGGGGAAACACGGTTTTACGAAGACCCTGCGCACCCGCAATGGTTTCATCCCACAGCCGCCACCATTCGCGTTTGATAATACCGCCGCCTTTTGGTTTTGGCCGCTGCTGAAGCTGTCCAGCCGCCGCAAATGGCCCAAGGCTTGTTTCAAGGCTTTTGACTTCGTCCTCGCCAAAACGCCCTTCAACCAGCAACTCGCCTTCTTCACGGTCGTCAACGAACCATTGTGTGATACATTGGCGGTCGCGTTCAAAACGCATTGGAAGGCATAAATGAACCCAGTTCCCCGTGTCTTTGGATAAGACGTGGCCCGTAAGATCGGATTCATGGAGCCGCTGCATAATAACGACATATGCACCGGTCTTAGGATCGTTAAGACGGGTGGACATGGATTGGTCCCACCACTCCAAAGTACCTTGGCGGACAAGATCAGATTCAACTTCATTGGCGTTATGCGGATCGTCAACCACAATAATGGAGCCGCCTTCACCCGTCAGAGCGCCGTCAACCGATGTTGCTAAACGGTATCCGCCTTTTGAATTATCAAAACGAACTTTCGTGTTCTGGTCGGATGTAATTTGGTATTTGTCTCCCCAGTATTTTTGATACCAAGGGCTTTCCAGTAGTCGGCGGGTTTTGATGCTGTCGCGGATGGAAAGGGATTGGGCGTAGGAAGCATACAAGAATTGAACATGCGGACCGGACAATGGCCCCGTCTCAGACTGTGACCAAGTCCAAGCGGGAAAGCATACGGACACCATGGAGGACTTTGAAGTGCGGGGAGGGACGTTGATGACCAATCGGCGGATTTCGCCTCTGGTGACCGCTTGTAAGTGTTCTGCAATCGCTTCCAAATGCCAACCGTACTGGTAGGGGTTTGGATCAATGTATTTCCAAGCACCCGCGACAAAATCCACCATTTTTTCTTCAAAATTAAGCCTTTCCAATTCCCGGACGGCGTCCTGAGGATACTGATCAATTGCTTCTTCTAAAGTTTTGGCCCGCAAGATTGGGCTACTCGTCGGTTTCATCTTCATAAATTTCACCTTCAATGATTTGTGGGCCGCCAATTTTGGTCTTTACGCGGTTCATAAGGTGAATGCGTTCTTCATAAGATAGGTCGCCAAAGTTGAAAACAACACTTGGGCGGGCAAATTCTTGCGTATCTGGTTTATCTTTCCATCCCATACGGGCGCGGGTCAGGTAAATACCCGCATTAATAGATGACGGAGTGTCTTTAAGGGCTTGCTGGTAAAGGTTTTCAACAACAAGAGCGTCTGCGATCTGCCGCCCGTTTTTAATTTCATGGCCATACTCCCGCGTAAGCCACGCACGGGATACTCCGACAATGTCTGCGATCTCGTCTATTGTATTGCCCCGTTTAGCGAGGCCCATGACGGTGCGGCGCACCATATCGTCATCAGGAATCTTTCTTTTTCGACCTCGTTTTGGCCCCGCCCCCTTAGGATTTGTTTCGGTTATTTCAGTCGGGACGACGCGGTTTTTGTTCTTGATCGCTTTCATTACTCGGCTCCTTTGCGTTGACTATATCGCAAAAGTTGATAATAATGCAAGTACCTGAGGCGCTCTTATGAAAGGTACATCCATGCGCGATGAACATCCAAAAATTGTCGGGTTAAGTGATTTGAGAAATTACGGCAACTCAGACGGCTATGATCCTTGGTCTGTTGCAATAAAGATCGAAGGTGAAGACAACTGGCTTTGGCGGGCATTATATTGGGCATCTGGCCGCCTATCATTGGCACGGGCAGTTATTGAACTGCGCCGGGAAGTTCATAAACTTCGTCATACGCGGTTGGCGGGGCTTCGGGAAAGCGATCAAGCGGGGGCTTTGGGCTTGCAGTTATACGCTGAAAATGAAGCGTTAAAAGATCAGGTTGAAGAATTAACCGCCAGATTAAAACCCAAAGAATACAAGGATTCCATCAAGTTTCATAAAGATCAAAGGCGTGAAGCAGAAACCCAATGCGAAGTATGGCGGCGGAAATTTGAAACTTTGGAAAAAGTACACAATCGCTTAATTGCTGATTACGAAGTGTGTTTGGAAAAGTTTTTTAAGGATGAAGCCAATGCTGGATAAGGTTTGCGATAATTGCAAATGGTTCCGTCCTTGGGCGGGTCCGGACGTTACGGGCAACTGCATGAATCCTTTAAATGACAGGTTGCACAACCATTTCAACAATTCTACGGGGGATTACATTTATCATATCCGCCGGGCATTGGAGGTTGATCCTTCTGAAACCTGTTTTCATTATGCGGAATTAAAAAAGAAAGCCGCTAAATGACAGATAAAAAGGGATGGTTAGGACCGTACCCTCCTAATAGCCGCCATGCGGATAAGGTTACGATTGACGAGATTGTAAAGCTGCGGGCGGAAAATGAACAGTTGCGGGAAGCGTTACGGCTTATGCCAAAAACGATTGTTGATGCCGCCGACGAGATTGAACGGTTGCGGAAGGAAAACGACCGCCAAAGATACGACATTATGCTGCTTAATTCACGTCTTCAGACAGAGCATGAGATAATTCGTATTGCTGCTATGAAGGAGGGGGAGTGATTTATTACCCTGAATCAGATATGATAGGACGTTGCAACCCTCAGGAGCCTCCAATGTCCTTTTCCGACCTCATCAACAAAGTAGAATCCCTCCTCAATCTCAAAGCCGACTACGAAGCCCTCAAAGCCGCCTCAGAGGCCAAGATCGCTGAATTGGAAACCAACCTAGCCAAATACGCTGGTTCCCCTTCCAACGACGACGTAGATGCTTTAAACGCCAAGATCGACAATACGCTCAACCCACCAGCACCAGTCGCTGCGGAAGAGCCAGCCGCCCAGTAATACGTAATTCAGGATGTAGCGCAGCCCGGTAGCGCATCTGCTTTGGGAGCAGAGGGTCGTAGGTTCAAATCCTACCATCTTGACCATATTAGCCCTGACTGGTTTGTGTTCTGGCTTGGCTTGCGGCTTGTCCGTTTTGTTAAACACAATGCTACCATGCTGTACGGGGGCATGGTTTAAGACAATGAAACGCCCCATAGGCAATTCATAGCCCGTACCAAACGTCCGGAGAGACTATCAAGCCGTCAGGGGAAACTCTGGCGGCTTTTTGCTGTCGATTGTACCAAAGTTCCAGTTAGGTACAATCACCGCCATCCGGATTGTACCTAGGTATAGGGGGGTCCCAAAAAGGGGGTGGGGTAGATGATGATTGTACGTTTGTATTCTTAGTCATGGGTTTATTTTTTTGTTGGGGTATGGATACGTTTTTATTCTTAGTCAAATTTTGATTTTGTGTGGGGGTATGGGGGGTCCCTTTCCGGATGGGGGGAAGGCAAAAAAGGGGGGGGTGGGGGTCTCTCCTTCCGAGCCTATCTTTCCGCGCCCTATTAGGCCCCCCCCTGCCCACTACCATCCCCATGCCCCTACCGTGGCCGCATAGCACCCTATACGATGTCTCCTGCTATCCCCAATGCTTACGTAGCATGGCAGCGCCTAGTGATACGTTTGTATCCATTCCTAAGGATACGTTTGTATCCATTAGCTAGTGATACTTTTGTATCTGCCCCTAGTGATACGTTTGTATCCTTCGCGCTATGGATAATTTTTTATCTTTAGGCGCGGAGATACGTTTGTATTTTTACGCTCGCCCCCGCCCCCTTGGAAGAAAAGAGGGGCTTGTAACCGTATATTTCCCCATATTTCCCCATAATCCGCATTGCCTCGCTATCATCCGCCTGGCATTCATCCGCCTGGCATTCTTGCGCAATGAAAAAGGGGAAGCCCGAAAGCCCCCCCCCTTTGTTTCTGTCTTGTCTTTATATGTAATAGCTAGGCTATTGCGGCCCCTTTATGCGGCTTTTGAATAGCCGCCGCTTTCCAACGTTCTAATCCTATCCTTCTAAGGCTTCCGCTAGCGATTGATTGCTGTAAGCCTGAATTGATAACTCGGCTTCAAGCCCCTTAACCTTTTCTGTTAAATCCGCCAATCTGCAAGCGACTGTAACTAAGGTTTCATCCGTATCATCTGCGCGGCTTTTTAAGCTTTGCGTATATCCCGCCCGATAATCCGCCATTCTTTCCAGCGTTTCAATTCTAGCAGCTAGCTTTTCATTGGCGGCTTTAGTTGCGTTTAATTCATCCGTCAAAACCGTCATGATTTCAGCAATTGTCATATCAACCCCCGTTGAAAAGCGGCTCGCACAATTGCGCCCGCCCTTATTTTATAAAGCCTAATCCTTAACAAATCAATAAAAAAAGGGGGCTTTCACCCCCTTAAATCATATTATTGTGAAGCCGCCTTAAGCCGCGTCTGCATATTCTTTTGCCAAGCCCCAAAGCGCCGCGTTAAGCGTAATATCCTTTTCAGCTGATCGGACCGCCCGCGTTGAGCGGATTAACATTCCCCTTTCAGCCGAGCGGATATAACCGGACTGACCACCTTTTATTAAGTTTTCCTGCACGCGGTTAAATACTTTCCACAAATCGTTGCCCGTATCAGCGTAACGGCGTGGGCGCAATAATGCTACCGGCTCAATAGGGCAGATATCCGCCCGCTTTTCCCCTTCCTTCGGGATATATTTAAGCGATAGCGCCCTATCCGCTAAATCCAGCGACTGACTAGCCGTCAATTGGATCTGCGACCATGAGCCTATTGCCTCAATTGCCCGATCTGCCCGTTCTATAACCGTGTAGCTCCCTTCGATAATCTTATCCGCTACATTATTTCCCCTATGCGCGATTGATATCTTTCCCAAATCACTATCCGCGACAACCATTCCATTAAGACAAACAAGGCGAAACACGGCCGGCCACAAAATTGCTGGACTCGTTCCGTCATGAGCGTTTAACAAAGCAATTTCAGGCACGTTCTCGCCTAATACTCGCAAATCAGTTTGATCATGACGACGAAAGCGGATCACGTGTTTCTGGAAACCTTGCTTATCGGGATTGCGTACGCTGCGGGCGCTTGCCCGTACCGGAACGAATCCAGCGCTTTCCATACGTTCTACTATTTCATGCGTAGGGATATGAATAAAACGTTCTGTTCTAGAAACATGTGGCGCTTCCGCAAAAGTCGCCATTGGAAGATTGATTGCGCGATTAAAAGCCGATTGATTGATCATATTCATTTTGTCACCCCGTTGTTAAAAGATAGGCTTCATTGCCTAATTTGAAATTAAATAAATTTTTTATTTATTGCAAGCGAAAAAGTGAATTCAACCTAATCTTTTTTTTACCTCATATTTTAGCCCGTTTTCGCTTGTGTTTCCGCCCTATATATGAAGCGTGATTAAACTTTCACTAAGTAGCTATTTTTATATTTAGGGGCTTGCAAATCGATTCCTAATTCGATAAAAGTATTCTTACGGTTCCGGTTCCGGTTCCGGTTCATATTGCAACGAGGGTTGAAAATGCAAATCCAATTCGAAAAGTTTCTATCGACCGATAGCCCGAAAGCAATTAAGGCATCTGGCTACGGTTACTTAAACGGGATCAATTACATGGCCCCGCACAAGTTAGGCGGTGTTGGTAACCTATGCCCTCATGCAAGCGCGGGTTGTATATCGCTATATTTAGGCGACCATTCTGGACAAGCCGCTATGTCACAAAAGGTTAAGGATAGCCGGAAACGCAAAGCGCGCTATTTTATGCAAAGCCGAGCCGAGTATATGACGGAATTTGCGTTGCATATCCGTAAAACCATTAAAAAGGCAGCTAAAAATGGTTTAAAGCCAGCCATTCGACCAAACGGTTCAACTGATATCGCTTACGAGGGAATTCCCGTCACGCTGGAAGGGCTAATCTATAAAAATATTATGGAAGCGTTTCCAGAAGCCCCTTTTCTGGATTATACGAAAAACCCTAAACGGTTTGACCGGCCATTGCCCGCTAATTACCATTTAACCTTTAGCCTATCCGAAACTAACGAAAAAGACGCCAGCGCATTGCTAGCGCGTGGTTTCAATGTTGCGGTTGTTTTCGGTTCCGGCTTGCCTGAAACCTATTTAGGTTATCCCGTTATTGACGGGGATAAACACGATTTGCGGTTCCTTGATCCCAAGGGCGTAATTGTCGGATTATCGCCGAAAGGCAACCGAGCAAAGCGCGACGAATCCGGCTTCGTCATCCGTAACTATTCAACCCACAACGCATAAGGGGAAAACCATGTCCGCTTCAGTAACATTAAATTTTTACAAACAGAGCCGCTATTTTAGCTATCAAGAGGCTAAAAAGGCGGATGCGGTTCAATCTATTGAGCTTTCCTACGGGGAAGCTCACCTTGGATTAGGGCAAACCGCCGTTTATGACGCTATGGAATTAATAAACGCGGCAGCAAAGTGCTTCAATGCGGATGAGCCTCTCGCGTTCGTTTTGACGCAAGGCGACAAAATCATAGATTGCGGGTGAAAGGGGAAAGTTATGGCTTGGATCATTTACAATTTAACCGATCCCGACCTTTGTTGGTCTAACGGTTCCGGCTGGACCGAGCATGATTACGACACGTTCGACGATATCGAACGCGACAATTTACGCTTACCAATCGGGGGCGCGTGGGAACGCGTCCTTTGGACTAAATCCGAGTCGGTATATAACCGAGCGGTTAAACCTTATAACCCAATGGAAAAGGCGGCCGACCTATGAGCAAGAAAAAGAAAAAGCACCACCAAGGCAACCAACCGCCATTCAACGATTTGATGGATGCGGCCCTAAATATTGCAAACTATGCGGGCGAGCGCGGCCCTACCGCGTTTCCGTCCCTTGTCGGGGCTATTGTCCTAGTCGCAATGGAAAGCGGAATACCGCCCCAATTATTGCGAGGAACCTTTGAGGGGGCGATTAAAACCCTATCGCAAATCGAAGCGATGGAGGAAATAAGAAACGGTGGAACGGTTCAATAACCGCCCCCTTTTGTCATATTTACAATGAGAAACAACCGAGCGAGAATACCTCGTTTTCGGTTGTTTTTCAATGCGTTAAACAAAAAAAGGCGGCTGGCTCAACGGGGGAGGAAAGCCAACCGCCTAGTTTGGCTCAACCGATTTCGGGAGGAAAAACGGGAGCGCGTTTAACCTTATACCCCGAAACGATTACGAAAACAACCGAGTCGATTTGTCGAAGGTTAGAAACGCTTCTCCGAGCGCACCAGCATCCGGCTGATACCTGATTTTCTTAATATAAACGCCCGTTATCAAATCAATTTTAGGATCACCGACCCGACCGATTATTACGCCTAAATCCGCCTTATTCGCCCAGTGGGACGAGTCAGCGAGGCTATATAGGCTCAAATCCGCGCTATCTAATTGACTGGAACCTTTCGTTGGATGCACGACAACACAAACGAGCACGTTATATTGCATTGCAAACGCTTTCAGCTTCCGGATCGCCCGACCGATATACTCCGTCATGGTTTCATCGCCGCGCTTCCGGTGTTCTATTTCGTTAAACGGGTCAATTACGACCATCCGAACCCCGTTTCGGATAACCGCAACCTGCATCCGCTCCAAAAGCCAATCGATATCGTACTCTGTATCGTTATCCGAGCGGTTAGGGGCGAGAAACGTAAACTTGTTTTCTACGAAATTAACCGCCCGTTTTCGGTTGATTTCAGCAGCAAATTTGATCGGACTTTGCAGAAACGTGGACATAATCGTATCTGTTACATACGGGACAACCTTCATTTCGAACGATGCAACCGCAATATTCCAATTATGCAACCGAGCCATGTTCGTAGCGAATTGCATTGTCCACGTAGACTTACCATGCCCCGGAAAGCCACCTACAACCATGAAAGCGCCAGCATATGGCCTCAGATACTCATCAAGCTGTCCCCAGCCTGTGGAGTAGGTTTTAATCGGTTCCTCAGGCGGGAAGTCCGATAGTTTGTAAACACCATCGACCGGATATGGCTTTGCATTGAATATCAGGGTTCTGACACCCTCCGACCCATGCAATACCAAAACCTCGTTTAAATCTTTGCAGGTTTCGGGATAGGTCACAAACGAACAGCGAACCCTATCCAGCCGCCTTACGAGTTCATCCGCTAATCTCCTTCCAGCTTCGTCATTATCGACCGCTATAATGATACGCCTGACCTTAGCAAGGCACTCCCAATCAGCCGTGACATAGCCAAATTTTCCGTCGGCATCTGGTATGATATCTTCGGTTCCGGTTGGGACGACAATGAGATTTCCGTTCCCATCCCTAGGTGGCGGCGCACCGTCTGGAACTGATACCACATAGGGGTATCCCGCAGATGCCACCGCCAATGCGTCAAGTTCTCCCTCCACAATGACAAGCGCACTAGTCCCGTCGATGAGGTTGGGGTCTTGGAGAACATCAACATTGAAGAATTGCTTTCTACCATTGGCTTGCTGCCAGAATGTTTTATGCGGCCCGCGATATTTATGGCCGACTATTTCCCCGTCTTTGATGAAAGGGAAGGCGATGATATCGCCCTCCGTATCACTAATGAGTTGCCCATCCGACCCGCGCTTTACGGAGTAAATCCCCATATGGATCGCGATTTCGGTGTTTATTCCCCGTTTGGTTAACCACTTTTGATGTAATTCTGAAAGCATCCGTCATCTCTCCTCCCGTCCATCCACAGTGGAAGCAACGCCACCCGATCCCCGTTTGGTCTATTCTGACCGATAGGCACGGGTCTGATGCGTGCGACCTTTTATCGCTACATTTTGGGCATTTTGTTTTTTGTGCGCCCTTAGTCCCCGACCCAATCCGTATCCCATGCTTTTGCGCCAATGCCTGTACGTCCATCCTGTATCCTCCCGTAATATTTATCCCAGATTTCTTGTGCTTTATCGTCCCAAATTTCCCTCAGGTTTAAACGATCTTCGGGGTCTTTCAGGATCACAGCCGCCATCTTAACGACGGCAACGGCTTCGCCTAAATCAGCGAGCAATTCCATCCGCTCTTTCTGCCAAAACACAGCAACATCACTTTCGCCATCTGGCGAGGTAGTCGATTTTTTCAATTTTCTTCTCCTGTTTTAGTCCACAAGCCAATAGTACCAAGAAACAACATAGTGAGTGCAGCCCGAAAAATATGATTATATATTTTTCCACTTATTCTCCTCTGCTAATCGTTCCAGAAGTTCCAACGTTGCCTCCATAGCTTCTTTAGCCAATAGCGGCTCCAATGAGTTTTCATCGTTGTCAGCGTTCCAGAATTTAACCCACATCTCCAAGGCTTCGACCGCCTGTTTAATTGTCTTATCTCTTTGTTCCACCGCGCTTTCCAATAGTTCAATCGCTAAATCTGGTGCGCGGTTTTTTACGATATACATCACTCACCCTCCTTCAATGCGGCCCGTTTTTTAATTTCATCTTTTATGTCTTCCGCCATTGCGATCATGTAGTTATACGCGGTAAACCCACTGTGTTGAATTTTGGCAAATTTTGCTGGCTCAGTCATTCCGTCATTGATTATAGTATCAACAGCATTGATGCAGTCTTCATATGAACCCCGCAACCGTTCAATCTCATCAGAGTATGGTTTGACAGCCTTTATCCATGCTTGCCGATGTCCTTCGGCATACCACTTGCCATCCTTCCATTCGCCGCCATTCATTACCATAGCAATGTCCGCAGCCATTTGCTCTGTTTTATCCATCACTCACCCTCCTTCAGTGCGGCCTCATAATCAGCACGGGATAAAAAGTAATCCATGTGTATTCCCTTGCTATCAAGGGTTCTTCTTGCCGCCATATAAGCCCGTTCAAAATAAGTTTTTTTATATTTCAAATCCGCCATTTCTTCCCGCAACCGTTCAATTTCATTGGCGGCTTCATTTGGCCGATCTTTTGGCCGATCTTTTGCGGCCTCCCACAACCGCTCAATCTCATCAGCGTATGGCTTGACAGCCTTGATCCACGCATCACGGTGGAATTTGCTATACCATTTTCCATCTTTCCATTCTCCGCCATCCATCGCCAATGCAATATCAGCAGCCATCTTTTCAGCAATATCCATCACTCACCCTCCTCACTTATGCGAATGATCTCATGCTCTGTCTGGAGACGTGAATTGAGAAGCATGATGTCATACCTTTGGCTGAGATTTTCTTTACGCAACCGCTCAATCTCGGCTTTGTATTCTGTTAGCTGACACTCATGCCGACAAATAATTCGGCCTTCTGTTTTCACCACTGGTGGCATGAACCCCATGTCATCTGTCCAAACTATTTCTTTTTCGTTGTCCATCACCAAATCACCTCCCCATTGACGACAATATGCTCGTACCACCGGTCGCCGTCTTCGTTCTCCCACAGCGCAGATATGTTGTCGCCGTCCCGCTCATGGCGGACTATCCACTGTCTCATTTTGTTGGCTCCGTTTTACTAAACAAATTTATCAACATTGTATTTCTGGCCTCATACATTGAATCCATCAACATACGCCGCGTCATTTCCCGTTTTGTTATTCCGCCCTTTATCGGGAACCTATGCGTTGCCCAGCCATATTGACCACCTACCCACCGTTTTTCTGGCTCAACACATTTGTTTTCGTTAACATCGCCAATGATGCTATAGGAAAAACCAATGGCTTTGTGTTCAGTCATTTTGGAAATTCCGGCAATTCTGGCAGGTGCATCCAATGGGTAGGGCGGCAACTTAAATAAAATTTAGGATCATCAATTTGAGCATATTGCCATTGGTCTGCGTAAATCCATTTGGCAACTATAAGATGCCCGCTGGGTTCATACACCAATACCCAATGATCTTTTGGGCAGGTTTCTATTGGTTGCCATTCAGTCATTTTGGCGGCTCCGGTGCATTAGGTAATGGCATCCAATGAGTGGGGTTTAAAAATATTTCTCCGCGCCAATATCCAATTGGCGGAATAGGAAACCGCTTCATTGTGTCGTCGTCTGTTAAATTCCAACGATATTGTGCGGGTGGCAAATACCAATACATGATGGCTTGTCTTTTAAAATAATCGCCTTCGTGCATCTGTATCGTCAAAATTTCAGTTCCGTCTTTTGGTGCGGTTTTTATATCCATCCATTCAGTCATTTTGGTTCCTCCGTCAATTAGTGCGCTTAATTCCCGATAGGCTTTTTTTATTTTATCATCGGTCATTTTCACGCCCCCATCGCTTTTGCTAAATCAAACTGAACCTGTGGCAGACTGTTCTTGCTATTCTCACCGCCAAGTTCAGCGTAACCTTCGATGTCATCCCAATGATCGCGAAAATTGGCATCGCCAGACAGAATGCGTGAAACTTTAACCGAAATCATCTCCAAGGCCTCACGTTGCGAATTATTAAGATTATCCCAGTTTTTCCCAGATGCCATCACTGCTTTCAATCCTTGGCTGATCGAAGCTGTATCGCGATAGTTGCCATGCGTTTTTTCTTTTGTCGTATCCATTTTAGTTCTCCCGTTGTTAAACAAAATTCTTACTGCCACGCTTCGTTAGTTTCTCCGCCTCCGCCACCAGTTCCGCTATGGATGGGGCGAATTTGGCCTTGGTTAGTATCCCTACGGTTGGGTCGCACAATCTGTGCAACACGTTTGGCGGATACTTTGACAACGCTTTCGCTGCGTTCTGAATGAACAGGCTTGGATTCGGTAGGTGGTTCAGGCTGTAGCAATTCATTATGCTTTCCACCGCTTTCTCCGGCGTCAGGGTAAACGCCGTACTCCGTCCCGTATTGCTCCCGCCATTCAGCTTTCCTTCGTTCACTTGCTGCCTCCAGTTCTGCAAATGCATCTGCAATCTGCTTTTTCTTTGCCTCCTTGCCCCGTTTATTTTTACCGCTAACAGCCGCTATCAACCACGGAACGGGGTCGGTAACGTCATTGGCGATTGCCTCCTCCAGCAATCTCCTAACCTCTGAATAATTGCCGCCAGACATCTTCAGCAGCTTTCCAATCAATGGATTAGCGCGTTTGTCCGGTATCCGCCAACCTTCGAAGATAACCTTAGCCTCCGCCCAGAACTCCGCTTGCTCACTCACTGGCGGCTCTTCGTAGTTCGACGAAAAGGCAATTAGGGGATCGTGCAGTTCCGAAGGAACTGTATCTTGTTCTATATACTGTTGTTCGTTACTTAAATTGCGGGAAGGGGTATCCGCAATTTGCGGTAAGGGTATAGGAGGTAAAATGGAGGTAAATAGCAAATCGTAAAAGTTGCTAGTATGACCATTATTTTCTTTCCTCCTATGCTCCTTTTTGACAAGACCTTTTTCAATCAAATTATCAATCGAACGGCTTACCGTATCAACGCTAACATTAACTTTTTCAGCTATTCTTTTTAAAGAAGGATAACATCCGCCATTTTCCGTGTGAAAATCAGCCAGCCCCATCAACACACATTTTTCTGTTGGGGTAAGGTTTTTTTGTTCCCAAGCCCAGATTTTTGCAAATCCACTCATATTGCAACTCCATCATTTTCCATTTGGAGCCAATAATGATTTGCTATTTGAGCATCATTTTCATCATAACGAGGTCTTTTTTTAATAAAACCAATGTCTTTTAGCTGTTTTGTGTATCTCCCAATCATTTGTTGAGGGAAACCAGATTGTTCTGCTAAAATACTTTTTGTCGGGTTGCAAAAACCCGTGCTTTCATCGTGATGATGAGCAAGCAAAACTAAAACAAATTTCGCTTGCCACGAAATTCCTGTTTTACTTAAAGCCCAACCTATAGCTTTTTGAGACATAACACATACCACCTATTGCAAGGCGGCAGTCTTTGGACTATAAACAAATCAGTCCTGAACTTCCGCCACCTAAGTATTAGGATTAGGGATTGCAGTCCCATCACCTACTTCAAATGGCCCCATGTGGGGCCGTTTATTTTTTAACCGTAATCTTCTTTTTCTTCCTCGTCAACGTTTTTGGCTTCCACCCAATCAAAAATTCCGTAATCTTTACGCCATAGTATAGTTCCGCCGCCTTCTTACGGAGCCTGTACGCGGGGTCCTTGGCGGTTCCCGTAGACTTAGTGTCCTCATAAATCGCCTTGCCTGTACGAGCTTCTATGTACGAAAAATCAGCGGTGTACGTACAAAAATGTTTCCCATCGATCTGGACAGGGAACTCATACTGAAGTTGTAGGTCTTTAATCTCTCCAGCCTTCTGCGCCAACTTCAAATCAAGATAACGCTTCATCTCGCCTTTGGAGTCGAACGTAATCCCGTCAATCGTTCTGTCCTCTTTCGGGGATACTTTAAACCGTGGCGTCATCGACTGGGTCCCTTGGAAAGAAATCATCTTTTTTCAATTCGATGCCACGTTGCTTGGCGGCTACCATCAATTCAATCTGACGGCGTGTAGGAATAAACCCACCAGTGCCGCCCCTTTCGACAGGCCATGTCCATTTATAGATAGCCTGTGTCGTCATGCCTAACATATTGGCAACATTACGAGGGCCGCCCAGCTTTCTGATTACCCGCGTCGCGACTTCATGTGTCATTTCAATTTTCCGTTTACAACCATATTGACAACTTATTCGATACAAGCCATAGTGTCAATATCGAACAACGGGGGTTCAAATGAAACATCGATACTTGGCAATGAGGAGAAAAAAATGATTAAGAAAAAAACGGGGCCAAAAACTTCCCATGTATGGACATATAGTAAAATTAAAGAACTTGCAGCGTATTTGTTTGCCGGTAAAAGCCACAAAGAAATTGGCGTTTTGATGGGGAAAAGCAGCCTTGCAATCAAACAGGCAAAATATAAAAATGCATCATGGGTTGAAGCCGAAATTGAAAAATTAAAGAAGCATGATGCTCTGCACGATATGATCCGCAAGATACCCGAAGTTAAACCTTTGATCGACATCAGTAAGCAATACCGTACCGCCAAAGACGATGAAGTTATAATTTATTCGGTGAATGGTGGCGGGAAATATCCGGTTCACGGGGCAATACAACATCACGACAGGTGGGTAATGACCTGTTGGACAGAGTTTGGCGGCAATATCAATTCAGGCGACAATGAAACCCTGTTTGATCTTGTTGAGGTAAAACCACGGATCAAACGGACGGTTTGGTTTAATGTATATCCTAAACCGCAAGGTTTGACGGCTGGATGTTCATCAAAAGAACAGGCCGATGCAATGCAAGTAGGTAATCGCATCGCCTGTGTGAAAGTTGAGATCGATTGTGATGAAGGGGAGGGTTTGTAATGGTTAATTTTATTGGGTGGTTGATCGGGTCTGTAATTGGCTTATGGGCTTCGGCGGCATGGTTAACCCATGTGGTTGTGTGTCTGGTAGCGGGTAAATGGGGTTTCCTGATTGCGGGAGCATTGATGTTCCCAATCGCTATTATTCATGGAACCGGCGTTTGGTTTGGGGCGTGGTGATGACATGATTACGCGCAGAGGGGTTATTCAGGGGCTGATCAGTTTTGTAGCGGCTCCGGCAGTAATTCGGGTGGCAGACATCATGCCTGTTCGTTCGTTTATTGAACCAAAGCCAATAAAAGTTATCGTTCCGACGGGGAGCAGGATCAATTTTTCTGAAATTCGGAAACTTCTGATGCCGGGACTAAGACAAGTATCATTGGATTATTTTCCAATTCCGTCTCAATACGAAGAACTTTTTATAAAGGAAATGAAATGAAAACCTTAATAAGATACGAATACGAGCCAAACAACGTCTGGGCGCTCTGGGAAGGTGAGGATAACGACCGCTGGTATGAGCATATCGTCGTTAATGGGGAGGTGCAGTGGTGATGGGAAATAAAAAACCAGAAGAAAACTTGATAGCAAGGGAATACACATGGATTACTTTTTATCCCGTGCTGATTATGAGGCCGCACTGAAGGAGGGTGAGTGATGTTTCATTGGGAAGGTATTGGAAAATCTAATGAGTGGTATACGCCAAAATATATATTTGATGCGTTAGGTTGTGAATTTGATCTAGACGTAGCGCATCCTAAACAAGCAACGTATGTTCCTACTAAAAATTATTACACAGAAAACAGCCTTGAAAAAGAGTGGAAGGGGTTTATTTGGATGAACCCTCCTTTTGGAAAAAGAAAAGGGATAGAACCGTGGCTTAATAAATTCTTATCTCATGGAAATGGAATTTCATTAACCCCTGATCGGACAAGCGCAAAATGGTTTCAAACTTATGCACCAAAAATGGATGCAATTTTATTTATAGGGCCACGGGTAAAATTCATACAACCAAACGGATTAGCAAGCAAAGCTCCCAGTAATGTGGGGACAGCTTTGTTAGGCTTAGGAAATAAAGCTAAGGAAGCATTGATGCGTGGAAGTAGTTTAGGGTTTCTAGTTTACCCCGCACTGAAGGAGGGTGAGTGATGAAAACTGATTATGAAAAACTACAAATGCGGATCAAATTTATAAAAGACGACATTCGTAAAATATGCAGTTCCGCCCATTGGACAAGCGAACGCTTGAAAGCCGCAGATGGTAATGTTCCAAAGTATTTTATTGACCAACACGGCATTTCAGCAGACGCGATTAACGAAGCGTATTTTGTTGGGCGACAAGCAGGGCGGTTGGATATGGCAAAAGATATTATGGGCGTGATTGGTGAGGGTGAGTGATGGATATCGTTGAACGGTTGCGTTCCTACGCGGGAAAACATGTGTATGAATCGCATAGCACTCTTGAATTAGCTTTTACAGAAGCCGCCGACGAGATCGTGCGGCTGCGGGAAGCGTTGCAACAGATTAAATTTTATCGTTACGATAACCATGAAAATGCAATTCAAAATTTCAATGATTTGCAGAATATAGCCCGTGCCGCACTGAAGGAGGGTGAGTGATGAAAAATGCAATTTTAGGTGCGGCGCTAATAGCGGTAAGCTACTGGATCGCCAACGTAGCACCGACCGAAGGCCCAATCGCGGTATGGTCGTTTGTCGCGTCGTTTTGTACGGGAATATGTGGGGGCTTTGTCGTTTTCATGGCGTGGGTGGAATGGAATTGAACTGAAAGAGAGGGAATGACTATGATTAGCAAAGATAAGCAATACCGCACCCGTGGTGGCCGCGAAGTGCGGATTTATGCGACGGATGGGAATAGTATTTGGGCAGTTCATGGAGCCATACTTACGGAGGATGGCTGGTGGGCAATGTGTTGGGCAAAGGATGGAAAATTTATATGCGGTGGAGTTTATGATGGCTCACCTTCATCTGCGTCTGACCTCATTGAAGTGAAGCCCCGCATCAAGCGCAGCTTTTGGGTGAATTTATACAATGGATCAAATCGTTCTGGTCTTTTTGATGCGAAAGCAGATGCTAATCTTGCTGACAAGCAAACAAGTTTAGGTGTCCGCATCGCCTGTGTGAAGGTTGAAATAGATGTGGAAGAAGGGGAAGGACTATGAATCCATATTGGTCTGAAAAAGATATTGAGTTAATCCGCAAACTAACAAACGAGGGTAAAAGTTCTACCAAAATTGCCGCCCACTTTCCTGATCGGACAAGAAACTCCGTCATTGGCGTATGTAGTCGAAGGGGTATTCCTCTTGGAGTTAGAACCGCACAGAATACTCCAAATGCAGTTCGTAAAAAACTAAGGAAGCCAAACAAACAGAAAAAAATAGTGTTCGGGTCAGGGGAAAGTTATTCAAATTTATCATTGCCGCCATTAGCAATTAGCGATGAGCCGGACGCTCCTTACACGCCCATGAATAAGAAAATCCTGAAATTGGATTTCTTGTTTGAACAATGCAGGGCGGTTCTTGGCCCTGTAAAGGGGCTGGATACCCTTTATTGCGGTAATGAGACGGTACAAGGAAAATCATGGTGCAAGCACCACATGGCTCTTTACACCATCCCACGTACTCAGAGAAAAGAGACTCAGAATGATCAATTTGAAAAGTCTCAAAGACGCTAAGGAGAAAATCGAAAATATGGGTGTTGAAATAACTTCGGTTGATCAACACCGAAACCATCTGAAAATTCACGTCAGATATGGGATAAGAGAACGGATGTTCATAAAAGCCTTAACCCCTTCTGATAAACGGGCGGAACTTAACTTTCTGGGGGATGTAAAGAGATGGATGAGAAACCAGTAAACAGAAGTTGGAGCGTTTTCACGAAACGTTTTATCAATTCTAGATCGGCGGTGTTTAAAGTTGCGGAATATTTGAACAGGGAAAAGAACTGCTCTGTTGAAATACCCGCCATGCAATTGGCCCCTGATCCTGATTTTGCAGATGAGTACAAAGACATCGGGGATATAATTGTTAACGGGAAGCACATCATTGAAGTCAAAGGTCGTAATATGCTTTTTTATGACCGTGACAGCTTCATATATAATGAGATTATCGTCGCGAATGTCGCATCAGCAGATCGGTACAATGCGTTTGCGTACTTCATCGTAAATAATGAGTTCACCCACGCCGCCATCATCAAGGGCGAAACGAAAAAAAAGTGGGTCATTCGCAACATTTATGAAGAGGAAAAAAACACTTGGGAAGAAAAATACTTATGTCACAAGGACTTAGCTGAGTTTATAATTCTTTAAGAACCTAGTTGACAAATTATCGAACTAGCACTAAAAATACAATTGTACAACAACGGGGAACATCATGGCACTTACAGCAGAACAGAAACTGTTCCGCGCCAATCTTTTGGGCGGATCAGACGCTAACACCATTATGGGTGGTAACGAAGAATACCTTATGAACCTTTGGATGGTTAAGACTGGTCAAAAAGAAGATGACGATCTTAGCGATAACCTGAACGTCCAGATGGGTGTATTCACTGAGCCGTTTAACATTCAATGGTTTACAAAGCAGACGGGCCGTAAGGTTACGGATAACGGTACTCAGAGAACCAGTGCAACACATTCATTCATGGGCTGCACTTTGGATGGGTTGACGGATGATGGCCTAACGGTTTTCGAAGCAAAGCATGTGTCAGCTTTCGCCAAGGATGACGAAATTCTGGACAAGTATTACCCCCAATTGACCCACAACATGCTTGTTTGTGGCTTGGAGCGGGCGGTGTTGTCTGTGTTTTTCGGCAATGGGAAGTATGAGAAGTTTGATGTTTCACTGGATGCTTTGTACGCAGACATCCTGATCGGAGCGGAAACAAAGTTCTGGGACTGCGTTAAAAACAAAGTCCCGCCAGTTACTATAAACGTTCGTGCGCCTATTGATGCTGTCCGTAAGGTGGACATGACGGGCAACAATGCGTGGGCAAACTTTACCGCCCAATTGAAGCTGAACAGTTCCGGCAAGAAGCTGTACGACGAAGCTGTCAGCAACTTGAAGGGTATGATTGAAGAAGATGTAGCGGAAGCCTATGGCTACGGCATTAGTTTTAAACGTGATAAGCGCGGCTCATTGCGCATGAAGGGAGAGTAAGATGAGAACAAGTGAAACAATCAACGAATTGGCAACCGCTATCGCAGCGGCTCAGGGCGTACTGAAGAACCCGCCAAAGCTAAAGACCAATCCGCACTTCAAATCTCAGTATGTGGATTTGTCGGATGGTCTTACGGCTATCCGTGAGTGCTTCGGCAAACACGGCCTGTGCTTTATCCAAGGCACGTCTGTAACGGAAGGCAATATGATTGTCCTCCATACCCGCATCTCTCACAAGTCGGGGCAATGGATCGAATCTGACTATCCTGTAGGCGGCTTAGGACGCCCTCAGGAGATGGGTTCCGCCATGACCTACGCACGGCGCTACGCCCTGTTTAGCATGGTCGGGGTAGCTGGTGAGGACGATGACGATGGCAATGCCGCACAGGCCGCTGAAACGCCAGCAGCAAAGTCCAAGAAGGCGGAGCCTAAGCAGATGGAGCCGGGCATGAAGCCGGATGATAGCCAAAAGTTCTTGGAAATCTCCCGTGACGCCATGAAGATGTGCGGCACGATTGCTGAACTGACCGCATGGGCTACGGAAAATAAGGATGCGATTGGCAAACTAATCCCTGCCCATCGTGAAAATCTCCTAGCGGATTACAAAGCGTACCGCGCATCGTTAACTTCCGACAATGGCTGAAGTTATTTACGTTCGTCGTCGGGGGAACAAGCTGGAGCCTTGTTCCCTCGTGGATGAGGAAGCCTTGAATGAGTTGCCAGAAGGGAAAGACTTCTCAGCAACGATTGCGAGGACCAGAAGCACCAAACAACACAGGTTTTTTTGGGCGCTCCTTCAAAAGATTTGCGAGAACAACGAAACCTACCGCCGCCCTGAACAGCTACTACTTTGGTTGAAGGTCAAGTTGGGTTACGTGGAGCAAGTCAGATTCCATGACGATAAGGTTTGGTGGGTTCCGCAATCCATCAGCTTTAACGCGATGGGTCAGGATGAGTTTAAGAAGTTCTTCGATGCCGCTTTGGATGTGATCGTCGAAGAAGTGATACCAGACATAAATCAATACGAACTGTTGCACGAGGTGGAGAAGATGATCGGCTTCAACCTCACAGATATTTGGGTGAAATAAAATGGCATATGAGAAAAAAGACGGCGATTGCGTTCTGTTTGAAAATACGCGGCGCACTGCGGACAACCAGCCTATTTTCCGTGGGACTATTGTCGTAGACGGAAAAGACCACGAACTGACTTTCTGGAAGAAAACATCCAAGGCAGGTAATACCTTCTTCTCAGGAAACGTTGGAAAGCCCGTAGAAACCAAGCCTCAGTCGTCTGGCGGTTGGGGTAGCACATCTCACAAAAATACTCACCAGCCAGCCCCGCAGCCTCCTGCAAGGGACGCATTAGATGATGAGTTACCGCCTTGGTAAAGCGCAAATCTATTTCAACAAAACAAAGGGTTAAATTATTCAATGACCACAAAGGTATATGCCATATATGCCAAGGCAAAATTGGCATTGGAGAAGCATGGGAGGTCGAACACCGAGTTCCTTTTGCGATGGGCGGCGAAGATAGCGAAAGCAATTGGTCACCAGCGCATGTACGATGCCATCGAACAAAAACGACTGATGACGTGGGTGCAATTGCAAAGGCTAAACGGCGCGAAGCACGTCACCTTGGAGTTAACGTATCTAGGACGCCGCTACCATTTGGTAAAAAATCTGAGTTCAAACGAAAAATGGACGGCACAGTAGTCAGAAGGGACAAGTAAATGGCTTTTATTCTTACAGACGGACCACCACCAGAACAAACGGATAGCCCATTGGGCAATATCTTCGATCACGCTTTTCCTCTGGCGGACGAACTATCCAAGCATGTCAATGACTCGGTCCTGACGATGGTTCAGGAAGATAAAGATTTCAAGAACATATCAGATGCAATCATCGCTCATTCCATCGCCCTGATGCTCATCATCTGCATGATGAACAGAGAGGTTCTGGAAACCAATGATCTGGATATGACATTCAAAAAAGTGAAGGGTATTACTGAACAGTATATCAAGCACCTTTTGGAACTTGGTAAGGATCATCATTGATGATTATCCAACTCAACCCCACCATGCCAGTGTTGACCCCTAAGGGGTCAGCATTGGCCCTATTTATGATCGATTATGGGGAAGAGCATCACCTCATGTGGGTTTGCACCCAAGATGAAACTGGTGAAATCTGGACTTGGCCCAACCCTAAAATACGGTCGCAATCCAATCCAACCTTTGGGCGAGTAAAGATACCTAACCCCCCGCTATTAACGGAACCGCCAAATGAATGAAGATTTAACTCCTCAACAGATGGTAATCTGGACCGTAAACGCAAAGCTGCGGGAGCAAATCCTTATGCTTCGCATTTTGGAAGTTTATGGAACGGGTGAATTTACCGCCACACTTCATGCGATA